ATCCCAACCATAGGTAGCACCATTATCGTTCCAATGATAACCTATGTTGTTATTCCCGCCTGGAGCAATATTCATACCTGTAGCATAATTTGTAGCAGAACCCATACCATTTCTACTCATTAATATATTAGTATAGTCTGCTTGAGTTTGACTTGAATTTACCCAAGCAATAAAAGTTGCAGTAGATAAAGACGAAATTGTCCCAGAAGTTGAAACATATCTATCATTAACTAAATTAAATGTAAAATAACCTGGACTTGCTGTATAAACTGGGCTGTTTACTAATGTTCCGTTATTTAAATTTCCACTTAAATCAGTCCATGTTGTGCCTGATCCAGAGTAACTAGCTGTCTGTCCAGCATCTAACCAAAGTTGTAAATTAGACAAAACAACATCTGGAGGAATTGGAGTATACTCATCAAAATACCCACTGACTTGATATACACCAGTGCTAGTTCGTCGTTCAGCAGTTCCTGCAGTTAAAGTAGTTTCATCAAATTGTGCAGCATAAACTCCAGTGGGACTTACTTTGATAGATCCATGGGTAATTTCATCAAACTCAACACCTGATTGAAGTACCCCTGTAGAAAATAATTTAGTGATTGTTGCCATTATCCGAACACTGTGTCTAAACTATTTGTTGCAGCATTATAATATTGATAAACTGCACTAACATTACTTGCGTTTACGAAACCAACTTTGCTGGCTGAACCAACATAAATGTTACCAACAACACCCAAGCCACCACCAATTTTAACTGCACCAGTTGTGCTTGAAGTAGAAGCTGTTGTATCGGAAAAAGTTGGTGCACCTGTAAAAGTGCCAGACAATGCACCACCATTAATAGTTGGTGATGTGAGAGTTTTATTTGTTAGGGTTTGTGTGCCAGTTAATGTGGCTACAGATACAATGGAAGCAGTTCCACTGTCTTTTTTGAAGAATAGGTTACCATCGTATGTGTTGAGTGCTAACTCTCCAAGCGCAAGATCGCTTGTAGTTGGAGTTTTGCCTTGAACGGCACTTCGTTTAAGAACGACTGTGTTAGACATTATAACCTATTCTATGTAGAATTTAAAACAACCAGTATATACTGGGGTGGGAATTACACCCACCAAGTATTTAGTTCAATTTAATAAGTACCACCATCAATGTTGAAACCATCGAGAGTGGAAGTTCCTGCGCCAGCACCAGTAATGTTAATACCAACATACATTGATTTGGCAACTGATAAACCGCCAGACATAACAACACCAGCAGTACCCAAAGCACTTGCATCAGTAGTACCAGTAAAAGTTACTGCACCAGAAGCAGCAAGAGTTGTAAACGCACCAGTGTTTGCAGTAGTAGCACCGATTGGAGTATTATTAATACTACCAGTAGTAATTACTGCGCCAGTGATTGTTTTATTAGTAAGAGTATCAGTAGTGGCACGACCGACTAATGTATCAGTTGAAGTTGGTAATGTTAATGTTCCGCTGTTAACAATGGTCGCAATAACTGGACTGGTTAAAGTCTTGTTAGTAAATGTTTCAGTACCAGCTAGTGTAGCAAGAGTACCAGTAACAGGTAATGTTAATGTAGTATTAGCAGTTGCAGTTAATGCAGTAGTATATGCACCGATAGTGCTTAAACTACCACCGAGTGTAATAGTGCTAGATCCATTATTAACACCAGTACCACCATAAGTAGCACCAATTACTGAACCTTGCCAAGTACCAGTACCGATAGTACCAAGAGTAGTGATAGTTGCTTGACCAACATAGCTGGCAGAGATATCAACAGCATCTGCAGAAATAGAAATACGATTTGTAGTTCCGCCCACATTTAAAGTATTACCAGTCTTAGTTAAACCATCACCAGCGATAACAGAACCAGCACCAGAGAATTGAACAAAACTAATTGCAGTAGTACCAATAGTAATGGCACCTACATTGGTACAAACATAACCATTATTTGCGCCAACAGTACCTTCTTCAACGAAAGTAAATGCACCTGGAGTTATTTCGCTATTTTCGTCAGCATCGGTTGTACGAGTTAATACCCAGTTTGTAGAAGCAGTACCAACAGTGGTAACTTTATAGAAACCATTTTGTAAACCAGTAGTTTGGTCTTTAACTAAAACACGCTCGTTAAGAACAAGAACTCTACTATCAATAGTAATAGCAGCTTGAGTGCCAGAATTAGTAAGAGTTGCGCCAACACCAGAAGTTCCGTTGGCATATGTTGCAGTTAGATTAGCAGTTGTGGCAACGATAACTGAGTCTTTAACATCAAGACCAGTTTTAACAGCATCAACATAGTTCTTAGTGGCTGCATCGCTAGACTGAGTAGGTTCAGCAACAGAAGTAATTCGTTTGTTAGCAATATCAACAGTACCAGTACCAGTTGGAACTAAGTTTACACTATTATTACCAGCTGCAGCATTAACAGTCATATTGCCAGAAGTGGCAGTAATGCTAGTTGCTAGAGCAGCACCAAGAGTTGGAGTTACTAGAGTTGGGCTGTTGGAGAATACTAGAACACCAGTACCTGTCTCATCAGAGATAACACCAGCAAGTTCAGCCGAAGTAGTGGCAGCAAATACGCTTAGTTTATTTGCTACATAAGCAACAGTACCACCAGCACCGAAAGCAACAGAAGAAGTGTCTGTACCAGTGAATGTTAAAGTATTGCTTGCAGTAAGAGTTTTACCATTGGCAATTGATAATGTACCAGTAGTAGTACTGATAGTTAAACCATTGATAGATGTAGCAGTAGCAACACCAAGAGTTGGAGTTACTAGAGTTGGACTAGACGCTAGAACAACTGAACCAGTACCAGTAACTGCAGTAATACCTGTTCCATTAATTTGAAACACATTACCAGTAGCTGCTGTATTAAAAGTCTTATTAGTGAATGTATCAGTAGTCGCTTTACCAACTAAAGTATCTGTTCCAACTGGTAATGTTAATACACTACTGCTGGCTACTGCACCAGATAAAATTTGAGTAGTACCAGAAGTAGAACCTGCAAATGTGGCAGAAGTTAATCCAGCAAGAGAAGTAGAAGTTGCACCAAGAGCAACTGTTGTGCTACCAATAGTAACTGAACTATTCGCTAAGTTTGCATTAGTAATGCCAGCAGAACCAGATAGATTAGTATTAGTTAATCCTGTGATGGTATTTGTACTAGCAGCAATCGATTTATTTGTTAGAGTATCAGTAGTTGCTTTACCAACTAATGTATCTGTTGCAGCAGGTAAAGTTAAAGTAGTAGAACCAGCAGCTGAAGAAGCCACAACAGTTGTAGTACCTGTAGTACCTGAGAAAATAGCACCAGCAGATCCAATAGTTGGAGTAGTTAATGATGGGCTAGTAAGAGTCTTATTTGTAAGAGTCTGAGTACCAGTTAAAGTAGCAACTGTGCTATCAATATTGAAAGTGATATTGTTATTTGATACAACAGAATCAAGACCAGTGCCACCAGAGAATGTTAGAGTATCAACACCAAGAGAAACAGTATCAGTTGTACCAGAATCTGCTGCAATACTTAATGAAGTTGAAATAGATGCTGTACTAGCTGCAGTTAAACGACCTTTTGAGTCAACAGTGAATATTGGGACTGCTGTGGCAGAACCATAGCTACCAGCAGTAACTGCAGTGTCTATTAAAGAAATTGTAGAAGTATTGGAACCATCAGAGTTGGTGACAAGAATCTGACCAGCAGTACCAGTTACTGCACCACCAACTGTATCATAGATGAACTCAGAAAGAGTATCAGTAGTACCATTAATGTATGGATTATTAAGAACTAACTTACCCATTCCATTTGGAGTAAGAACAATATTACCATTGGTATCTGTGGAACTAATAGTATTAGTACTACCAGTAAGAGTTAGATTACCAACATTAAGGTTATTAATTTTGCTATTAGAATCAACAACAATCGCAGATGACGCAGTTAGCGTACCTGGAGTTTGATCCAACATATCGGTAAAATACTTACCACCGATAACAAAGTGATTTGCAGCATTACCTGCGGTTTCTGAACCTATACCAATGTATAGTCTGTCACCACCATTGGATCCGTTGTCGGTTAATGCTGAGTACGCTAATTCACCAGCACCCAGCGTTGCTGGGTTACCCGATACTGACGAACGCTTTATGCGAATAATAGATGCCATCTTTTATTTCTCCGTTAAAATTCTCCACCTTCCATGTTTTGCGCATCGAGGGTGGTGGTGGATGTCCACTTGTTTGTTGTTGTTTTATATACTAGGACTGATCCATTAATTTTAGTGGTAGTATCGACATCTGCGATATTTGAAATTGATTCCACTACGGCTGGATTAGCCAAATTAGTTGAAGAGTTGAGCACATATGTACCCTCCGACACTGCAACTGTTAATGCCTCATCAGGTGTTACGACTGCTATGATATCTGCCATAATTATATTTGAGTAATTTGAGGATTTACTGTAACGATTCCTTCTACCACTCTGGTTTTTGTACCAGAGGAAGAAGTAATCTCCACATCGTACAGCCATCTTCCCGCAGGAATGGCTTCGGATTGACCACTTGTTAATTGTAATCGGATTTTGCCATTTGCAGCGTCGTAAACACTGGCAGTAAACGCATACACTGTACTAGATGAATAAGACTTCCTCATCTGGGAAGCCACAGTGTAACTGGTCAGATTGAGTGCCTGACCATTAGAAGCCGTTACAGTGATAATATTACTGTATGTCGCTCCAGCGTCCACATAAAGATTGCTAATAGTTGCCATTCTGGAATCCGATAAATTGTATACTTCTTATTTATAATACCAGAGAATGCAACTTGCAATAACAAAAAACCACCCGAAGGTGGTTTGTTTTAATAATAACCTACTTGAAGGTATGCATTTACACCATGACCTGGACCTGTAAAATATGTCCAGTAAGCAGTAGCATTATACTGTCTATACTGTAGAGTTACAGTCGTGGATCCTTTGGCGCATCCAGTGAAAATATAGTGAGTTTTCTGAGAGCCATATGCTAGATTAATAGCATGTCCTTGAAGAAGACTATTCGATTCATGGCTAGTTGCGCTAGTTGCTCCAGACAAAACAAATCTAGTCCATCCATTACCTGCACCTGCCTCATAACCACCCACATCATTAAACCAACAATGAATAGGAGAACTTGATTCGGTAACAGTGAATGTTACAGATTGCCAACTGACCCAACCACTATCTCCACCACCACCTGCAGCACCAGACCAGCCAGTTTGAGTAAACTTCATTTGTCTACAAGAAGTTGCTAAATTTGCGCCTGTTATAGATCCATTCGGTAAACCGCCATTCGCAATACCTGTAATAGTAGTATTTCCTAATACAATAGGCATATATTACTCCTTAGGATATGCTGCTTTAACTGCTGCAACTTTAGTTAAGTATGCTTGCATTTTTGTTGAATCTCCTTCAGACTGCCAGTAGATAGCATCAGCTAAATCACCTAATGGTGGATATTCTGGTTGTCTCTGACGCTGATATTCAAGAGCATCGTATTCGGCTTGAAATTGTGTGGCCAAAGCCATAATCTCTGCTTCAGTTGGTTTAATAACTGTCTCATCTGGAAATACTAAAGTTTCATACTTATCATCAGTATGTCCGAAACCCTTTCCAGGTCTTAATTGTTGAACCGCTTTCGCAAATAGTTCAGGTCTAATTGTCCATGCCATTTTTATTTTCCTTATTTAATTATAGATACCATACTTGTAGATTTGCTCGATTTGTATATCCTGGAGAGAAGTAATTAGCATAAGCAGTAGCGTTATAGTTTCTAACATAGAAAGTACATGTAGTGGATCCTGTGGCACATCCAGTAAATACCCAGTTATATTCATGAGATCCAAAGGCAAAATTACTTGAATATCCTTGTTTACAGATCTGCATTTCATTTCCAGATGCGCTTGTCGCACCACTTAAAGCAGCATAACCACAAACATTTCCTGCGCCTTCCTCATATCCTTGGCATCCATCATAACGAATCATAACTGTACTGCTTGCTTCTGTAACTGTAAATGATAAAGATATATGATTTATCCAACCAGTATCTCCACCTCCACCATCTGCTCCATCTTTAGTAGTGTAGGCATTTTTCCATCTTCTAGTTGAACTGGCAAAAGTTGATATATTAATAATTTCATTTGGAAGTCCACCAACACCGACTCCAGAGATTGTTGTATCTGATATTGTTATAGGCATTTCATTTCCTTATGCGATGTAGACAACTTCATAATTAGTCTGCCCACCACGACCTCCAGGATTAAATCTATTTACATCACCATTCGCATTAAAGTTTCTCAACTGAAGATAACAAGTATGGGCTCCAGCATTAAGACCAGAAAAACACCATGAATATTGATGATTCCCGTATGCTTTATTCGAAGTATATCCCTGTTTAAATAATTGTGCAAGATTACTTGTCTGAGAAGTAGCACCTGTCAGCACAAACTGAATCCAAAAGTTCGCTGCACCTGACTCCCATCCAGGAGCAAAATCTGCAAGAGCTATACAAGAAGTATTGGCATAACCAACTGTAAATGATAAAGACATATAATTATTCCAGCCAGAATCTCCAGATAAATTATATGTAGATGTGGTAGTTGTTTCTACTTTTGAGAAATGTGCCATACCTGCCATCATATTATCTGATGTAATAATATTATTTGGAAGTCCTCCAGCACCAAGACCAGTAATAGTAGTATTTCCTAAAACGATAGGCATTATTTAATCCTTTTTAATTGCTTTATTTCGTTATTTAGTTCTTTAATCGCTTCTATTAGTAATGGAACTAATTTTTCATATTGAACTGTTTTATAATCTTCGCCAGATTTAGAAATTCTAGAGTCTTCAAAAATCATCATATCAAATGGTGCTGGTTTAACTGCTTCTGGAAGAACCCTCTCAACATCTGCAGCAATAACACCAACTTGTTTTTCTTTCTTAAATCCAAAAGACTCTGCCAAAGAGTTTGGCTCGTATGTAACACCACGGAGTGACATAACCTTTTCAAGAGCGTTTGGAATTAACTCAATATTTGTTTTTAATCTTTCATCAGAATAGTATGATGTGATTTGATTAGTTGCAACAATTTCTCCAGCAGTTCCTGTTGGAGCAGAACCAACTCCAAGAGAATTATTTACATATACAGTTCCTGCCGTTCCCTGAGAAACACCAACACCAATTGCATTAAACTGCACATTTGATCCAGTGGCAATATCCTGTGGACCAGACAATGTAATTCCACCAGCAGAGTTTGTAATAATTACTCTATTTGCAGTTCCAGTCAAAGTTCCAACTGTTAAAGTATTACCAGTGGTATTACCAATTAATAGTTGACCATTGGTAAAGGATGTTTGTCCAGTACCACCAGAAGCAACTGGTAAAGTTCCAGTAGTAAGAGCCGATGTACTAGATGCATAAACTGCGCCACCAGAGGTAAAACTGGTTAAACCAGTACCACCCTTAGTCGTACCGATAGTCGTGGCATTCCAAGTACCAGTAGTAATTGTACCTAGCGTTACAAGATTAGAGTTTCCTGTATAAGAGGACTCTAATTTATCAGTGTTTAGATTGATAAAATTAGTATCAATTTCAGAGTTTGTGAGTGGGGAGTCTTTCCTAGTGACGCCATTTACGCCAGTAGTTCCTGTTTCTCTAGTTGTAATCGAAGCCATTTATGGTTATTCCTATGGGTTTACACTTTATTTATTATTTAGGAAGACCTACGATTAGGTCTCCTGAATAAGATTCTATTGTTTTTTTTATATCTAAATCTTCTATAGCCACAAAAAACCTTATCATTAGAGCAGGTTTATCGCTATAATTAAACACATTGTGATAGTGATAAGAGTTAAAAATATAGGCAGTTCCTGGGATATATTTAGAGTCGTAAGAAACAATCGGTTCTAAGGTAAAATCTGACCCTCTATATTTTCTATAATCTACCACAGAGTTCTTAAATCTATCTGGAATACAAATAGGAAGTTGAACTATTAATATATTTTCTGGCTGATGAAACTCCAATACATGGCTATGCCAACCTATAATCGTATTTGGCATAACTTCCTCAATCCTACATAATGACTTACCTGCACCGAGAGATTCTAAAATCTTATAGGTGTAAGGCAGGTATTCTGATAATCCAGTTTTCTGAAATTTACCAAATCTTTCTACTAATGCATCTCCACCATCACCTTCATTCGTATCACAAAAAATACTACCATCGTAGCTATACAAAGAAAGATTATTCCATCCTTCAGGATTATGATTATAACCTTTCTGTATATTTGCGTTATAACTCATTAGAGGAAAGGGCATCGCTCTAATTTCATCTTCTATTCTTTTTGCGTCAAATGAAAACGATAAAGGAAGATGGGGTATATTTTTAACTTTCTCCAATAACTCGTTCATAATATGTTCTTATCTGATAGAATTTATCATACTTTGGAGAAAAGGTATTTCTATAATTATCCAGTTTTTCTTTAAACTGTTCTATGATATCATCTGGAATCTCAAGATTTAACTCTTTACCAACACTTATTAAAAAGTTAATATATTCAGATTCAAATACTAAAACGCATACCTTATAAATGTAAGAGAAATCAACAGATACATCCGTGAACGGCAGATTAAACTGTTTATAATCTACGATTTCTTTTCTATTGCCCAGCATTAAATCATACATCTGACTGTTAAGATCCTGCATGGCCAATACATATTTATTTTCACTTTGTGAAGTAATATGTTCGTATATTTTCCTAAAAATTAAAGAAGGTTTTTCTAACCGACCTATTGCAATATTGTGCTTAACTATCTTATCAGTAAAGTCAATCATTGAAACATTTTCCAATATCCAATGATTCATAAAAAAGAATTCTGTAAAGTCTTTCCTAGTATATCCATCTGCCTCGACCACAAACTCTACATCAGATAGAAATTTAGGATCAGATGAAATGTGATAGTCTTTAAAGATATCCACATCGTCATATGAATAACTATTCATCTTAGACTTACCAATACAAATCTTTTCAGTTTTGATATTATACTTCTTTACATATTCTGGATCGTAGGCAGGAGAGTCTGGTAGAAACAACCAAAGGTATCGCTCCAGCCCATAACCATACTCATACTGAATATCAACTTCATCATAGAAATCATCTCGAGTGTATCCTGGAAGTCCCATCATAAACTCAAAATCTGCTCGAATCCCATATTCATCAAACAGATATTTTGCAAACTCAAAATCTTTTTCACGAGGAATATCAGTTCGTTTAATATTACGAAGAACCTCGTTGTTCAGTGTTTGCAAACTTAACTTATATCTTTCAACCACACCTGCTCTTGCCAGTGGTTCAATAGTCGCCCATCTGCGCTCTTGTTTAGATTTTGTCATACCATAAATCTCAACATGAGTTGGGAGTCCAGCAAACGACTTTATTTCTTCAATATATTTCGAAACATCTTCATCTTCTTTATAGATACCGTAGTTGGCATCAAGGATCTGAATCTGATCAATACCAACCTGAGGAATCCAATCTAAATCCTCTTTGATGTGTTCCATAGATTTGCGGATAACCTTACCACCAATTCCACCACCCCATTCGCAGAACACGCATTCATATGGACAACCACGAGTCAATTCAATTGGTAGAACTAAAGGGACACCTCGTTCTAATGCTATATCTTTACACTTGAACAGAATGTCTTCATTACCTGCAATTAAACTTCCTGGAAATTGGAAGTCAATTTTACTTGGATTCTTTCCACGACCAGTTTTATAAATTGCAAATGAAACTTCTTTCCAGTCTATATCACCTTCAATATATTGATCGATGGTATCTGAGATAAACCATTCACCATAGCTGGTAGGTTCACAAATAGCATCGATAAATTTATTCTTAAAAAACCAATCAATCTTATTGTGTGTAATGTTAAGGTGTGGTCCACCAAGAACAATAACTCGGTTTGGGTTTCTTTCTTTCAGTTCTTTTGCCACAGCCATAATAGCCATGTGACTCCACAGATAACTAGAAAATGCATAAATGTCAGAGTCTTGTTTATCATAATAGTCAACAATAGCATCAAACGACCAACCCTCTAAATTAAGAATTGGTTCTTCCCATTTTACATAAGAACTATACTTACCATGTTTGGTATAGTAGTTCTTAAAGTTAAGCCAGTTGATTGGCAACCTTACAATAGGAACTCTTAAATCAATATTAAGGAACGATATTCTTATGGATTTTTTGAGTTGCTTCGACATAATCTGTTTCACTGTTAATTTGTATAATTCTTGGAGCCAGTTGTTTCATATGAGAACAATGCTCTTCAACCATTCCGTGCTGTTTTAAATCTTTAATCGTTTTCTTACATCCATTACAGATATTGAACATTGGACAAGTGGGACACTCATCTTTCATTGAGAATAACTCTGGTGCGTCTTGCAGTGGAGTTATAAACCCACCCTCTTTAACTTCTTTAACAAAGTTAATTGGATATTCTTTATCATCACCCATCGCTCCACAAGAGTAGTAATCACCCTCTGGATTCATCGCTCTAATATGGTCATCACAATTTCTTGCCTGAGGACATACATTGGCAATATTATTCAGACGAGTCATCATCTGTTTGGTATTAAACTCCCACGGATGAAGACCTCGTTCGTAAACCTCGATATACATTTCGTATATTTTACTTAGGCGATACGGAGATGATTGTTCCCCAGAAGCCATGGCATAATTCAACTTACACTGAACATCCATTTTCTTGGCTAACTCTACATGACGGATAGCATGTTTCTCGTTTTCTTCAGAGATGACTGCAATAAATCCTGGACGATAACCAATCTCTTTTAAGAACAAATCGCTGACTTTCCAAAAGTCTTTTTCAGTATAGACTCTTGATCCTGTGATTATACGACCAAAACCATATTGAAAACTTGTAGTAACTGCGACTCTCGGATGTTTAAACAAAGGTGTCCACATCTCTGGTTTCTTATAAAATGCCCAGAGATTTGTAGTTAGACTTATGTTTGTTGGGAGATTGTGTTCTTCAATGTGATCAAGTATAGTAAAATAATACTCAGGTTTCATCATTAGCGGATCTCCGCCATTGACGATAATACTGTTGGTATTTGGAAATCGTTTTAGAAAATCAAAAATATGCTGATGGTTAAGAGTGCTTGCTTTGTCTTCTACGAGTTTAGTTGAGGAACAGAAGGTACACTTAAAATTACATAACTCAGTTGGTTTGATTATAAGTTCCATTTTTCACTTTATACTTGTCAAGCCATGCTGTATTTTTACGGAGGATAGTGTTCCAGAAAATAGGATTAACTGAATCAAAATTTGAGTAGTTAGGAAACAATAGTTGATTACCAGAAGCAAACTCTTTATTTAAAAGATAATTTTGAACAAAATGTTCTTTAGAAATATTTGCGTCTTGTTCCCACATCGGTTTCCAATCTGGTGTATTATTCATTACAGTAAAGTAGTGTTCCAGATAATCAAAATCAAAATACTCTTTAATTTTATCTATAATTTTATTCGGGAACACTTCATTAATTTCAAACTGTGAGACGAATGATTCTAAAAATTCATCATTAGTCAAATTTGAAATAGTAAATTGCTCATCAGTCAACAATGCTGGTAAATTTTGCTCCGCATCCTTAGACCAAAATCCAGGAGATCCATCATACATTTCAGTAGCACGATCTACGCAGAATTGTAATGCTTCTGAATTACCTCTCATTGCGTTTGCAAACGCAATTTCTATTCTTGTTGTAGTTAGTGTAGATGAAAAAGTAGATGCTGTATCTGTTCCTCTTAAAGTTTTTGGCAAATCAACAAACTCAACATCTCTAGTTACAAAAGTTCCAATTCTATAATTTTCTTTTAGTCTATCAAATGAATAGAGTTCTTTAACTGCAGCAGTTTCTAATACACCATTAAAGAAGTATGAGTAAACATACATAAAATTTGTAGTGTCGCAGTAAATAATAGTTTTTACATCTGGGTGTTCTTGATGAATCTCATTGAATAGTTCATCAAGTTCTTCATCACTAATCTCTTCATATGAATTTAGAATATCATATGTTAAGTGAACCATAAGATCACTGGATAGTTTTGGATGTGAGCCTATCCAAACTTGTTTGCAAGGTTCAACAATACTATTTGTAGTTGATAGATAACAGTTATCGAATAGGTATATCATGCTATTAAATCCAAATC